CATCTATCTCAGGTTCCATAGGGACATCTCCAAGCATTTCTCCTCCACCTTCTGCTGGTAATGGTTCTCCCGTAACAGGATCTATAGAACTTGGGTCTGGAATGATTCCATTTTCAATTTCCTTTTCAATCTGATCATCCATCTCTTCAATTTCAGAATCTGTCTGACGAAGAACTTTCTTACGTACCCATTCTGTAGAATAATACTTTCCAATATATGGTTCAATAGTTGCTAAGATACCAAGACGCTCATTAAGCATCTCAGTTTCTTTCAATTCTGCAAACTGATTATCGTATAAGAAATCATATTGAATATGATCACTAATTGAATCCCAATCTTCTATAGACACTACGTTTTTGAGAATCAATTGTGTTTTCAACATATCATTAAACATTTGAGCAAATCTTTTTCTCAAACGTCCAACAAACTTAGAAAACTTGAGTTCATCTCTCAGGATCTCAGAAGACCGACCGAGATTGAAACCACCGTCGGCAGCAATTCTTGATTCTGGTACTCCAAGTGCTCTATAAAGTTTCTTCTGGAAATATTCAATATCAGAAAGTTCTCCGAGATTTTGACCACCAGGAAGTGTGGAGATTTCAGTTCCTCTTCCACCTTCGCGACGAGGGAGCCAGAAATCTTCAAGCATACTCATATGCTTGCGGTCATCACGAACTTCACCAGTGTTTGCATCATATATTTGTTTGTTACGATAACGCATCATAACATCACGGAGATATTGTTCTGCCTTTACCTTTGGAAGATTTCCTACATCAATATAAAAAATACGACGTTCTGGCGCACGGGACATACGATAAATGACTAGCGAGTCTTCAATCATTCTAAGTTGATTAAGAGACTTGATTGCCTTGTGAAGATAAGAAAGAATTGATCCCTTATTTCTATCTACAAGACCTGAAGTGCAATATGTAATTGCATCTTTAGCAATTTTAGTTCCCTTAGTTCCACCACCACCACTCATAACTCCCGTAGGATAGTTTGGTTTTGGCGTAAATACAAAATATTCCTCAATTTCTGGAGCAACAGCACTATTAGTTTTTTGTCCTGGAATATTTGGTCCTATAAGATTTTTATCTTTTTTCTTTTCTTGGCGGACAAACCGCATTTTCATCGGATCAATATATCTTAATTCTTTAATTCCTTCCTGAGGATTCTTTAGATCAATTACTTTATGATAATAAAGTCTTCCATCAACATACCAATTTCTAAAAATTTCATGTGATTTCTTGTCAAAATCTAAAAGTTCTTTAAGATATTTAAATTCTTCTCTAATTGCTTTTTTTAATTTATCTGTAGCATTCAGATTTGAAAGTTCTATTTCTATAGGAGAATCGTAGAGGTCACTAACAAGTGCCTCATTTACAACATCTTCTATAGCATTGTCACACTCTGGGTGCAACGACATTTCTCTATATCTTTTAATTAAATCAAATTCTGTTCTATATTGCCCTTCAATATCTACATACGAACCATAAAATCCACTGCTTATATAGTTGTCAACCCCGTCCTCATTATTTTGAGGAACGGGGGAAACTATACCTTTGGATTTTTTTTCTGTATCCTCAATAGAAAAACCAAAAAGTTTTGCCATAGTATAAACTGACTAGACTGTTATTTTACTATTTAGCTGATGTCTTCTCCACCTGCTTGAGCGTCAGTTCCTCTAAATGCTTCCCAATAATGGACTTGCATTTCTACGGTAAACTCTTGGATCGTATCAGTAGTTTCATAATTCAAATCAATCGTAGAGATGTTCGTTGGGAAAATATCCCAGAACTTGTAAGATCTGAGAACTCCTCCATTACGATCAAGTTGCTTAACTGTTGCATCCTTATAGTAAGTATTTGGATCAGTAAGTCCTGTTGCATCAGTCATTTTGTTGATTGTATTCATCCACTTTTCAAAAGCAGAACGAATTGAGAAATCAACATCGTTAATGACAGTAATTGTCCAAGTTTCAAACGTTCTATCACCTGCTACTTTCAGAATACGACCTCTAAAAGGAACATCGACAGAAGCAATTGTAGAGGCAGGCAGTGCTGCTGCCTTTACAAGGAATCTAGACTTTTCAAGAACTTCTGCCTGATTAGCAGGTTTTGCTGCATCAGGGAATGCTAATACTACTTCAAATAGATTGGGTCTTGCACCACCACCAGATAACTTACTCTTAAAATCACTAATTGTTCTTACTGGTGAGGTATTACGTTGTTGGCGACTAGGCATTTTTCTTTAATCCTCTAAATTAAACGTTACCGATGACTTCATCAAACGAAACGCCAGATCTGGTGGCGACAAACGAAAGACCAATAAAGTTAATTGATCTTGCGGGTTTGATATAAATGTCAGCCACAAACTCATTATTGTCTATGACTGCACCTGTGTTATTTGTTTCGTCACAAATAACTACATAATCTTGAATACCTCTCTTCGCTTGAACATCACGAAGGAAAGGTTCAACAACGTTTACAAAGTTAGTTCTTGTAATTTCATCGTTGAATTCAAAGAGTTGATCTCTTGCTGCAGCAGAAATTGCATCTTCAAGGAAGATGAACAAACGACGAACGTTGATACGATCGAATGCAGATGCCTTAGCAAGTCCAGTCTTGTCACCAAACAGAACAATACCAGCACCAGGTGAGAAGATTACTGGATTAATTCTTTCGGAATAGAGGCGATCTCTTTGCGACTGATTTGGAGTGTATGCCAATTTAACTGCATTCAGAATTGCACCTCTCGATGTTCCTGCAGGAGAGAACCAAGGGAAGTTATCAATATCATTACGAGCACACAACCCAGCAATATCCCCATTCAAAGGAACATAGCGGAAAGTATTTGCAAATCTATCGTACATATACTTATATCCACTATCAAATATTGCATAAGATGAAGAAGGAATCATGGAGTAGTAAGCGAGTACATTATTTGTAATCGTCTCATCATTATTTAAAGTATTTGATGTTCCATTACCAGACTCACTTAAGAATGCTCCTCTGTATGGAGAGATGAACGCTACTGCATCTTTTCTTTGTCCCGCGACAGAAATTAAAAGACTTGCTAAAGATGCTGCCTTCTCTTTGCTGTAATTTGCAGAACCCATAATAAGGAAATCTACATCATATTTTTCTTTATTGGTAAAGAGATTGTATCCAGTAGTAATTTTACTCAAATCTGAAGCAAGTGCTCCATCGGAACCAATAATTGATCCACCATCATAATTAGTACCACCACTCAATTCATAATTATGTGCTCCTGCACCACCAAAGATAACTGGACCACTCGAACTATCTTCAGTATCTTGATCCCATGCAAAATCAGTTGATGCAAGATATTGAGAACTAAATCCAGAAGCAACAACACCTTCAGGTGAATCTCCACCAAATACATATGCTGAATTTGTCTTCAGATATCCTCTCCAGTAAGATGGAGATCCAACAGAATACTGAGCATCTGTTGCTTTAGAGAGATTTAAATGCTTCTCTAAAATTGTTCCCGCATTTCCGGTGATTTTTCCTTCACCATCAATAATTACAACGTGGAGTTCGTCGAATCTTGATCCTCTTTCAGCAGCAAACTCAGAAGTTCCTGGTCGATCTGCTACTTGATTCCAAGGAACAGTCTTTACAACTCTTGTATCACCTACAGTCTCTTTAGAGATTGAAAGTGTTTGTTCATCATACCAGTCTTTAGCACCGGTTGGAGTTACATCACTAGTTCCACCATTTAAAAACGCCGTGACAGAAACGAATTCTCCACCAAGATCTAAGAATCCACCAGCGTTAACTTTATCAGAAACATCAGAAGCAGTATTTAACTTAACTTCCGTGCCGGTATCAGAAACTTGTTCTGTTACTGTAGCAATACCAGCATATCTCTTAAGATGCTTGACTGGCGTACCATCAGCATGATCTCCGGCAGTTGTTCCTACAACTCCTCTGGTAACACCGGAAATTTGACCGTTTCCTATAGTTGCTCCATTAAGAGAAATGAGTTCATTTCCAATAACTAAGTAATCATCAGCAGTAACACCCATCATAGCAGTAGCAATACCAACAACAGTATCGCCAGATGCTAAAGTCGTGCCGCCTTGCATATCAAGAGTTGCACTATGATGCAAGTAGTATGAAGTAATTGCAACACCTGCAGAAATTGTTGCTGCAGTTTCTCCTAAAACACCTCTTGTAACTTGAACAGAAGTTGTTCCTGCACCAGCACCGACAATAGAAAGTGCATGTCCAGATCTAAACCTAAATGTACCGTTATAGGTATAATCTTGAGTTGTTTCTGTATTGGCGTCTGGTAAATGAGAAATGAATTTTACATAAATCTCATTCTTGGTATCATCCTTTCCAGTTACAATACCTTTGAAATCGCCGGTAAGATCCGTTGTATCTCCATTACCAATAACTAAATTATCTTCAGTAAATGGTGTTGTAGATTGTCTCACACCATCACCAGTGCTAATACCAGCAGTAGCACCTTCTGCTAATGTGATAATTTGATCTGCTCTTGAGTCAATAACACCAACTCTAATTCCGTTTGCCCAGGATCCTGGATTCCTAGAAACTACGAATTTTCCGTTAATGGTATTTGTATCATATTGTTTGATTTCATAATCTTCAACACTTTTGATCTTAATGCTCGATGCTGCACCAGCATTTGCATAAGCATTTGCTAAATTGTCAGAATCTGATCTAACAACATTCATCTGAGCACCATATGCAAGATATGATGACGCAGATAACCAATGCTCATAGTGGTTATCGTTATTGTAAGGTTTACCGAAATTATCGAGTAAATCCTTTTCTGATCCGATGATGATTGGAAGATCTACTGGACCTTGTGCAAAAGGTGCAACAAGGCCACCAATATTAGCGGAAGAAGGATCAACTCTTCCAACGGTGAGATCAACTTCCCTTACTTTAATTCCAGGAGATGCTAAATTTACTGGCATCTTGTTTTCCCTCGCAATCCAGATTTAACTAAAAATATTTATGGAAAAGGGTATTTTCAGCGGGGAAACGGTGCATGAACATATTTACCAATCAGGGTATTCCCATTTATCAACAATCTTTTTTATTTTTCTATTCGATGAAATTCTTTTTATAGTACATTCCTTACATTCATAAGAATATGCTGATGCAGATGTCCTATCCTTTCTGGTTCTATAAAAATCGTTTAATAAGTTTTTAATTACTCCGCATGTTCGACACTTTCGATCAAGAAATAATAAATGTTCTAATTCAATTTGATCGTCAAAATCCATTACTTATAGTCCCACATATATGACATATCTCCATATTCATCAGTATGCCATCTATCTCCACTCGAATCTACAAATGACTCCATATTAGAAATTCCATCTTCAATAAATCCAAAAGGTGCCATATCTTGCTCTATTTGATTCTTTTGTTCTTCATATAATCTCTTACGGACATCATTCTCAGTCATTTCTTTAAAATAATCTTGTGCGACTAACCAAGAAAAAATGACTAAACACATTGCTAGATCATCATTACACCCCTCTTCTGCTTCAAAAGAATTGCCTCTTTGAGCAAATGTTGTCAATTCTGAGATGACTTCATAATCTGTAGTAATTAATTTATCATCTTCAATTAAAGTTTTTAAATTTGAACATCCTAACTTTTTAACTGAAGAAGTTGTTCTTACTCCAAGTTGAGATTTTTTTCCACTAAAACCAGATCCGACAACTTGTCCGTTTCTTCCTCTCATAGCACACATGAGAATATTTTCATATTCCAAATCATATTGAAGAATGCTAGCAACTTGATCTCCAATATCATTTACTTCTATTAACAACCAAGATTCGTTATATCCCATCGCGACATCGTAAATGACGCTTGGGAATAGCATGGGTTTAATTTCATTATTTCTATACTTTCCTACCACTTTATAAGGAAATTCTGTTATATCAAAAATAATAAAAGCGGAATAATCGTTTCCTAATCCACGAGCAACATCGACTGTAATTAGATAATTGTGCCCATCTATTGGATTTTCGTATATATCCAGTCCTGCATTTCTTTGTATTGGATCTTCATATGCTAATGCTTTCAACTTTGCTGGAGCAATAAGAGTATTAACAGATCCTAAAAATTCACATTCAAACTCAACACGAAACTGTTCTTCAGAAGTGTTTGCAATAGTCTGTTCCTTCCAGACAATATCTCTTCCAGGAACTTCTGACCAGTGAACTTCTGTTGGAATATATTCATTTTTATTCCTTTCTGCATCATGCCACATACGGTAGAAATGATTCATACCGTGTGGGGTAGATACAATAATTACTTTGGTGTTTTTACCAGAAGTAATAGTAGGATAAACAGATGCAAAGAACGAGTCAGCAACGTGATTTGGGACAAACGCGAACTCGTCGAGAAAGAGGATGTTGAATGACATACCTCGGACAGCACTTGCAGACGTAGAAGCTGCCAATATCTTACTGCCATTCTCTAACTCCATCGAACCTTTGTTCCATGACAGAATACCCTGTTGCATCCATTTAGGCAAGTTTTCGTAAGCAGTCTGTAACCTTTGTAATAATTCTCTTGCAGTTGCTGCTTTGTTTGCCAGAATACCAATGTTTACGCTGTCATTAAATACAGCATAATGCAAAAGGTAAGATACTACTGTAGTAGATTTACCCGTTTGTCGCGGCATCTTACAGATATTAAATCTGTTATTATGAAAATTATGAATTAGTTTTTCTTGGAAATGATACGGTTTGAAACTTGTCAAACCCTCATCAAGAGAAACAATTTTAATATACTTATTAGCAAAATACACCGGATCTTGCTTACATTTAAGGAACTCAATAATTTGTTCCTCTGTAAACTCTATCGGTGTATTTGCTTTTTTTAAATTAGGATTACCAAGATATACTTCACTCATAGCAAA